CGGTGGTTTTGTGGTGGTTGGCGCGTAAAGAGCTAGATGAGAAAGGATATCGCCATGAGTAAATGCCAAGACTGTGCAGTTGAAGAGTTAATAAATTCTTACGGCGGTTTTGCAGAAGTTAAGACTCTTTGTGAAAAATTACGAGGCAAATATAACCGCAGTGGGCTATCTAATACTGATTACAACGAGTTACTTCAATTAGAGAAGGCACTTGACCAAGCGAAGAAGTTTAATGCGGAGGGCGCAAAAAATGGACAGTAGGTGGATTGAAGCGCAACGCCTTGAAATGGAAAAGCTTATTTCACCAGAGCTAATCAAGTCGAGGGATTTAGCACGTCAAAGTTACTTCGATCATATGGAAAAAGAAATGGCTGACCACGTATCACGCTCAATTGAACCACTCAGCGGTAAAAAGCAAAGCACTCTGGTTGAACTAAGGGAGTCAATTGAAAAACTGGCTCAGAAGTATAAACAAGATGCTCATTCTTCCAGCCTTTTTGGTGATCAGGATAAAGCGCGAGTTTATAACTGCTTTGCTAATCAATTGGACCATTTGCTGAAAGGTGGTGCTTGATGTCATCAGTCAGCATTGCTGAATACCGTAAGTTATTTCCTATTAAGAAAAATAAAAAGCGGCGTTCAGCAAAGCAAGTTGCTAGACAACCAAGTGTGGGTGAAATGGTTCTGGCAACACATTTAAAAGCATGCAAGATCAGTTTTGAACAGGAATATAAATTCCATCCAACACGTAAATGGAGAGCAGATTTTTTAATAACGGGTACAAAGATTTTGATTGAGGTGGAAGGTGGTATCTGGAGCGGAGGCCGTCATACAAGAGGCAAGGGCTATATAGGGGATATGGAGAAATACAACTCTGCAGCAATGATGGGTTTTACAGTTTTACGGTTCAGCACAGAGCAAGTGAAAGCAGGCGTGGCGATTAAACAAATTGAGCAATTGGTAGGTGAAAAATGAGTGCAGTTTTAAAAACACAACAAATGGATTGGTCTAAATATACTATTGACGGTTGGTTAGAGCAGTTTGGCGCATGGTGTGAAACAGTTAGAATGAAAGGGGGTGATTTGCCAGATGGGCTTCATATCAATCAAATTTACTGGTTGATGCGTGAAGCTGGCAAAGAAGTACAAAAAAGTAAATCTTATATTCGATGTGAGATCAGTGATTATGAGGCGGATCAAATTCAAGCACTTTTACGAAGTCTATTAAATTCTGATAAAACAGATTTTACAACTAAGTTTGCATTAATTTGTTTAATTAAAAATAAGGTTGAAAATAAAGGATTGTTGAAGGTTGCTCAAGAAACAAACCAATCTAAAGCTCAGGTCGCAATTATGGTGAGTTGCGCTAGATTTTATTTATTAGGTCATGATAAAAGATTAAGACAAAATGGAGGTTCAAATGAAAACATACACTGTAAAACTATATGAAGGCGTTAGTCGGGAGAAAGTTAATGAAACTTTGAAATACTACCCTGATTATTTTGGTAAAATATCAATAATTACAAATGTAATTAATAATAAATTGCAATTAACACTAAAAGCATTTGAAGGAATCGACGTTATAACTGCCAATGATCTAATGATTAAAATCGTTGAACGTTTAAAAGCTTCTCAATTAGTAGAAAAGCATAATTTAGACTTGTTGACTGTCTAGACGCTTTATGGCATATTTTTGATATAGTGGACGAAGTATAAGTAATTCACTGATATAAAGCTCATCATCCGATGGGCTTTTTGATTTTTGGAGGTTCAAATGCTCCGAAGAATTAAGCAGGTCTTTTGCATACATGTTTGGGAATATGAGTTGGATTACAACGACGACCCAATCAAAGAATGCAGAAAGTGTGGAAAGATTAAAGTAATTTAATTTACTATTGAGAATACAATAACTTACGTTAATTTTTTTGTTGCAAACTGAATAAAAAAACATCATTATGAAGCTTCTTTGTTCAACTTTAAAAGGCAATATGATGACGTATTTAGCAATCCAGACTATCAATAGTGAAACAGACTTAGAAGGTCATGCTTTTGAGGCAAACAAGAAAATTAACTTCAATTTGAAGCAATTGAATAATCAGATCGAGTTGTTACCAGAGAAAGTTGAAGATCTTGGTGGAGAAAACCCGTCAGCCTTAAAGTACCTAAGTTTAGTTAATGAAACTATTCATCAAAATAGTTTGCTGGTTGGTTTTGACTATCCCAAATATGAACCCAACTTAGCATTTTCTTATGATACAAAAAGTAAAGTATATGATCCGCTCAATATTTACTTTAAATCTCTAACAAGATAATTAAAAGCAACCCCCTTCTGAAGGTTTTCATTTGTGCTATAGTCCAGTCTAATTAAAAACTGGTACTTAAAATGAATATCTGTGTTGGTGGTGAATTAGATGGGCAAGTGATCGAAAAAGAAGGCAGATTACTTAAGGCTTCTGACATTGATCCATCATTCAAAACTGAGTACTACAAGCAAGTATTTAACCGCGACAATACAGTGTTTCATTTCTGGTTACCAATCGGATCTGATTTACATGAAATGTCTGAGAAAGTTCTAAATATCCTTAGAGCACGTAAAAACTAGTTTTATCGTTTGCCGGACGTATTACGGCATGTAAAGCCCCGCTAAATATCAATTATTGGCGGGGGTTTTTCTTTAATTAATTTGATGATTTAGTTCTCGGTAGTAAATAATTTACTATTTAGAACTAAGTATTTGAAAAATAAAAATAATTTGATTTTTTATTTTATGTTTAGTATGTTGGTAAATATTAATTATTTTTAGGTGAAAGTATGACTTTATTTATTGGTGGTCGCCATCATGGACAATTCTTGTCGAAAGACGAGTCAGATTTGAAGTTAGAAAGTATTCCAAAGCAGTATGGACCAAGAACAGGTATGCAAAGGCCAACAGAGTCATACTTTAGAACCCAAGTAAGCTTCCAAGGAGAAGTGAAAACGTTTTATATAATTTCTGGAAAACAACCAATCGAAATGAGAGATGAAATACTTGATTTATGGGATCAAGTAAAATCAGACATATATGCTATCTAAATAGTTTAAGAAATTTTATTCCTTTTTCGGGCGGTTGTCTTTCGTGCTATAGTCCAGTCTGATTAAAAACTGGTACTTATAATGAATATCTGTGTGGGTGGTGAACTCAATGGGCAAGTGATAGAAAAAAAGGGGTGTTAAGAACAAAGATGTATATAAATATTAGTAAATTATAAAATTATTAAATAAATTCAAATATTTAAATTAAAAATAAGTGATAAAACTTTAACAATATTTACGTACGTGATGAATTTAGTAACTCAAATAAACATTATTTTAGACGGATAATTATAAAAAACGGAGTACAAATGTCATGAATAAGAATGTAGAGCTAATAAATTACATTGATGTAGCTGAGACAGTTTACGAACGGGTATATGAAAATAATAAAATTTCAAATAATTTAATTGTTAATCTAAATCGCATTATGGCTGAGATAAAGAATCAAGCTGCAGAAAAAAGACTCAAATTGAAGTACAGCTCAATAGACTTTGAACATTGTTTAAGTTTGCCTTTAGCTGATCGCAAGATAAAAGTAGATTTAAGCCTTATACCTCATTTTGAAGATCGTGAAGAAAGTATTTTGTGGTTAACTAACTTTATTGGAAAAATTTGTGAGCCCAGAAAGATGCAAAGACAGAAAAAAAATCTTCATTAAGTACCTGTGAATTTTAGATGAACCGCCCTTAAAGCGGTTTTTTATTGCTAGTAGAATATTTAAGGTATCTTTTCTAATAGGCACATACTATTGAAGTGTTTTTTATTTATTTTTTAGATTGAAAAGATTGCTATTTAAGTAATTTAAATATAAACATCTTTATTGATTGAGAGTAGTTGTTATACAGGATATTTATAAGGATTTTAAAATGACAATTATCACATTGCTTGATGTTAAGACCAAGAAGAAGGTGATAGTTCGGTCCGTAATAGACCCAATAGCAAGAATAGACAAAAAAGGGAATATACAAATTATTCAAATTCATAAATGGCTATATGATGAATCTGGAGATTTCGTTGATGAAGACTTATATGAGGCACTCAACAATGGAGAAGTTGGAATATACATAACTTTGCAGTATATGATCATTGATATTGAAAATTAATTATTTTTTATTTTTAGTCAGTTTGAGTTCTTACTCTCTAGAGCCTAATGGTTACTGCACATAAGACCTTATTAAGTATTACCTATTGATGGGCACATATTCTTTATAAGTCTTGATAATTAAAAAAATTATGTAGGCTAAAAATAAAACCATTTAAAAAAAGAAATCTTTATCTATTTAAATATGAATATTTGATGTTTTTAATTCAATCCCTATTGCTAGTGCTTAAATATTATGCCAATATGAAGTTGGAGATATTTCCGAATAGATATTTCCTATTTCAGGTTTAAGCGTTTTTTTCGCTAAGTCCATTTCTGAATAAAAATAGGAAGTGGGCTTTTTTGTTTTTAAATATTTCTGTATTATAAGTGTGTTGCTTTAAGTAACACTAAACCTTATTGATCAGCGCAAATATCAAAAAAGGGGGAGCTTGCCTACTAGGCAAGCTTTTTAAAATGATAATTTAAACACAATAATCCATTTTAAAGCTCAATAGAAAAATCAAACTTCCCTAGCTTTTATTCGTACTAATTTATTAAATATTATCGTTTTTATAATTTTTAAAATTTCCTTAAACTAAAAATGGAAAATTTCTTGTTGCAACATTGTTATAATAGGATTACCTTAAGAAAAATACTTTATAAAAATGAGGAGCTGCTGAAATGCCACAGTATCTCATGTTTGCGGAAAATATTTATAACAAAATTAAAGATGAGGAATTGTTTTCACATGACTGTATTGAAAATATGAACTTACTTATGACATGTATACGCAGAGAAATTGAGGGAACAGAATTTAAATTAAAATATAATTTTATTGATTTTGTTGAATTGTTTAGTAAACAATTAGATGAATGTAAAGTAAAAATAGATGTGAGTTTGATTCCTCCTCATAATTCAGAAGGTGAGTATATTTTATGGTTAGCTGGATTTATCGAAAAAATTACAGAAGGTGGACCTAAACCACCTCCGCCTATAAAGAAATTTATTCCAGAGTATATGAGCTTCAAATCTGAATTAGATTTTTTACCTTCAAATGAGGAAAAAATTCAAACCGAAGGTAAAGAAATTACGGATTACTTTAATTCAAAGCTTTATAAGGCAACTTTTAAGAAGTAATACTATATTGCCTGTGAGTTTAGCCACCGCCTTAGGGCGGTTTTTTTATGGGTGAGAATAATGGATTCTACAGAATACTTTTGGCTTACTCGGAAAAAAGAACCTAAAACCAAGCCTAAATCCAGACCGCTACCTAAAGCTAAAGAAAAATATCTCAAGGCCGAAGAAACTTTATTTCAAGAGCTAGAAGAGCATCGAATTGGTTATAGAAGAAAATTTCAATTTGAATCAACCAAAAATTGGCGGTTCGATTTTTATATTGTGAAGTTGAATCTTCTTATAGAAATTGCTGGCAGTCCGTGGGCAGTTGGCCGAGGTGGCACAAAGATAGCAAATTCATTTAATAAGTATGATCTAGCACTAGACCGAGGTTATGTATTTGAGCGTCTTGAGCCTCACCAAATTGAATCAGGCTATGCAATTAATTGGATTAAAAGCGAATTAGCGAGAATTGAAGATGAATCAGATCAGACCATTTCCTCCAACTGATTTTATGGATCAGGCCGAAGAAGAGGAAGCAATTCGTTTAATACCCGCTCCAGACCTAAAGAAATGGGTTGTGGCCAACTACTTAACGATAGGTGGACTTCTTTATAACCCCGATCACGATCACATAGCTGAGCTGCTTCATGATAATGAAGAATTTTTAGCATTTGCTTGGGCCTCTTCTGCATATAAAAGCAAGCAAGCTATGGTGTTAGGCCAGTGCGAAAAAGTCATGTTTAACGTCGGTGGTTGGCGTAAAGCAAGACAAGAGCAACAGATGCGCGACTGGTTTGGTTTTGTACCAACATATTTAATAACGGTCGATGCAAGCTTTTGTGAAAAGGCAAACGATAGCGAGTTCTGTGCTTTGCTTGAACATGAGCTTTATCACATTGGTGTAGAACGAGACTCGGACGGTGAGATTATTTACAGTGATCATACTGGCTTACCAAAGCACTATTTAGCTGGTCACGATGTGGAAGAATTCATCGGTGTTGTTAAACGCTGGGGTGCAAATGAAAACGTTAAGCGGCTTATTGAAGTCGCTAAAAACCCGCCGTTTGTTTCTGATTTAGATATTTCTAAATGCTGTGGAAATTGCGTAATTACCTGAGCCTTGAGGCTCTTTTTTTTGGCTATTTAGGTTGACGTAGGTTGACAGGATTGAGGATATGGCGGCTCTAAAAAAAGAGGTAAAACTCTTTATAGTTCGATCACTTGCCGTATTTAATACACCCACAGAAACTGCTGAACTCGTCAACCAAGAATACGGGATAAAAGTTACTAAACAGCAGTGTGAGAAATACGACCCGACCAAACGGGCAGGCGAGAACCTGAGCGAAGAATTAAGAAAAGATTTTGAAAAGACTCGCGAAATGTTTTTGGGTAAGCCTGAGGCAATCCCTATTGCAAATTTAGCGGTGCGTTTACAGCGCTACGAAAGCCAATATCAAAAGCACAGTAGAAACCGTGTAGCAGCTTTAAGCATTCTTAAGCAAGCTGCTGAGGACATAGGCGGCAAGTACACGAATAAGACTGAAATTACAGGCGCTGGTGGTGGTCCATTACAAAGCGAAAATATTACCTATGTGACTGCTACCGATGAGCAGGTAAGGCAGGCGATAGATGAACTCGAGAACGAATATTGATCCTGTTAAAGCCAAAGCTAAGCGGATTAAATGTGAGAAAGAACATTTATTTTTCACTCGTGCTTTTTTCTTGCCACGTATGGGCTTTAAGTTTTCGGTCAATTGGCATCATGAATATATTGCCGACAAGATTGACGAGGTAATCGCTGGAAAGGTTAAGAACCTAGTTATTAACGTTCCACCGGGTAGTGGTAAAACTGAATTACTTACAAACCTTATTGCCCGTGGTATAGCACGTAATCCTCGTTCGCGGTTTCTGTATTTGTCTTTCTCACAGTCACTAGTTGAGGACGTATCAGCAACAGCTAGAAATATTGTTAAGTCGGAAGACTTTCAGAACTTATGGCCTGTAAAGATTTCCACTAGTACTGATGCTAAATCAAGCTGGAAAACTACAGTGGATGGTTATGACGCTGGTCATGTTTATTCTGCATCAATGGGTGGGCAGGTCACGGGTCGCCGTGCTGGTACATTAGCGGATAAAGGCTTTACCGGTGCTATTATTCTTGATGACCCATTAAAGCCTGAGGATGCATTTAGCCAGACCGCTAGACGTAAAGCTAACCGTAAGATCTTAAACACGGTCAACTCGCGTAAAGCTAAATCTGACACGCCAATTATTCTGATCATGCAGCGTTTGCACGTTGAAGATCCGACTAACTTTGTGTTGACTGGTAATGTACCTGGTGAGTGGGAACAGATCAGTATTCCCGCACTTATTGATGATGAGTACATCAGTAAGCTACCCGAACACATACAGCGAAAAATTCCACGTGATGTTGAGCGAGATGCGAAAGGCCGTCAAAGTTATTGGCCATTAAAAGAATCATTGCAATCGCTATTGCAACTCGAACAAGGCGGACAGGATAAAGACGGTGCAACAGTATCCCGTTATACATTTGCAAGCCAATACATGCAAAACCCTAAAAAGCTGGGTGGTGACCTAGTTAAGGCTGAATGGTTCCCACGTTATCTAGAGTTACCTGTTCTTAAGTGGCGGGCCGTATGGGCGGATACTGCTCAGAAGGTCAAAAAGCATAATGACTTCTCGGTGTTCTTATGTGCTGGTCTAGGCTATGACAACAACCTTTACATCATTGATGTGAAGCGCGGGAAATGGGAAGCACCTGAGCTATTGAAGGAGGCTAAAGCCTTTATCAATAAGCATAAGGATAGCAACACCAAAATCGGCAAACTGCGCTATATGGCGGTAGAGGATAAGGCGAGTGGTACCGGATTAATTCAATCTATTTCTAGGGAAACGACATTACCTATTAGGGCAATTCAGCGGGATGAGGACAAATTGTCACGGACAATGGACGTCATTCTTTATGTTGAAGATCAGCGCGTTTGGTTACCAGCTAATGCACCGTGGCTATTGAACTACATTGAAGAGATTGAAGGCCTTACTGCTGATTGGTCACATGACCATGACGACCAGTGGGACCCAACGATTGATGCAATTAATGATTCATTAGCCAAAAAGCCAACTGTATTTGATTAGAGGAAATTATGGCTGAAACTAAAAAGCCCGATGCAATTGGCGATGCAGGGGCGTA